AACGACACCCATCAAGCGTTTCAATTTCCTCAGCTCCATGTTGCCAGCGGATACGCTTCACGCGCTTGGCCAAATCGTCATGGCTTTCAATTGTCTGCACAATGGATCGAAATTGCTCAAGTGATGTTACCAATCTGTGAGCTGTGGAAACCTGTAAAGATTCTTGCCAATGAAAAAGCCCCATCATAATCCTTGCCATCATGTAAGTGCTCTTGCCATTTTGCCTCGCAACGCTGGCCACAGTTACGGGATGGTGATATCTCCCATCCGGCTTCACCTTGAGCGAGTGTTCAGCAAGCCATTTTTGCCAAGGCATAAAGCCGCCCGGGATGATCTGATCGGCAAAATCGATCAGCTCAAAGCCGCGTGATGGCAAATCATTGAGTGGTGAGTGGATTCGTGGTGTAGATATAGGCGAAAAAACCGATGTGAGCCGATCTGAGCCTGTTTGAACCGGTCTGGTATCAATCATGACCTGATCATCACTAATCATGGCTCACGCTGACATTTTCGGGTACAAACAGACCTTGGGTATGCTTGGTTGTGGAAACAGGCTCAAAAAAATCAAACGGCATTTTCTTTCCTTTCGATGTATTGCACCTTACACAGGCACAAACAAGGTTGGACTCACTATCATCGCCCCCACGGGCTACCGGCACCACATGATCAACTGTGGTTGCGTTTTCAGTTCCACAGTAAGCGCATATGCCTTGATCTCTTGCAATGATTCGCTTCCTGATCTTTTTCCATTGCGTGCTGTTCTTAGCTCTTTGGCTTGAATATGCCATCAATGCCACCCATGCTTTCGCCAATGAGCCAAAGCTCCATTGCAAATCTTGCCTTGATACCTATGATCGATGTACCTCAAGCTCCAATCAATCATGCGAAAGCCATCAAGGTTTCGATACTTTGTGTTACGCATCTGGCCAAGGCCAAAGTGGTTGCCATTTGGATTGATTGCCTCAACACGCCAATTGCTTTCTTTTGTGATTAAGATGTCAAAGCATTTCATCTCTTGCCAATTGACAATTCTTGAGTGTGCATAGAGTTTCAATGAATCAATTGATGGTTTCTTTGTTGCATCTTGTGTGGCCTGTGCCGGTGTTGCTGATGCAATACATAGCCCGGCCAATAGCACCAAGCATCGCTTGCGAGCTATCCGCCTCAGCGGCTCGCCCACGAGCATGGAGCGTAACAACAAAGTCAAATACGATGCAACATTGAGCGTGCGCTTGGGCGTTTCCAACAGCCTGTGCACAAAGCCTGTGGATAACTTTTTCATTTGCTACCCCATCCGCTACCTTTGAACACAGCTGGTGTTGCAGCCCAAATGCGTGTCATTGGAATCGCACACGCCATGCAATTGCCAGCATCCACATCACCATCAACATCGATTGATCGATTGATGATTGCCATGGTGCCGCATTGATCGCATTTGAATTCATAGCTTGGCATCTGAAAGCTCCTCAATCCTGTCATCATCGACAAGCTTGATCCCAAATGTGCCACATCCCATGCATTGAGCAAACCACTCATGCTCTGTAAGTTCAGCACCTTTCTTGAGGCCGTGGCGTTGCTTGGCCTTGCCGTAAAGCTTTTTGCAGATTGAACAATCAAATTGCAGGATGTGCATAGTTGCTCCTCATAAGTGTTTCGATGGGTTGCAGGTTAATTTGTGGCACGCTCCAATTGTTTTGTGATGCGTTTCGGTAGCGTGGTTTCTTAGCTACGGCCACCGGCATCCAGCCAACGATGTGCATTTTGGGTGTCTGGCCAACCACCAGCACGGCAATGTCGCGATCATGGCGATCTGAATCCTGAATCCATAGATTGCTGTCCGGATTGGCTGACCACTTGACCTCAATGTGCTCGCCCACATCGGCTTTTGACTTATCCCATGTGGTGCCCGGCTTGTACTCATAACCCAATCGCTTTGCCACAATCCACTCAGCTGCCATTGATTCGGCCATCTGTGCCACATACTCAAACCAAGATGGTGTTTTGTGCCATCTGGTCGCATGATCTGCATTGCGATCCTTGCAATGTTCCACAGCTGAAATGATGCATTGGATTTCCTCAATTCTTGTGATCATCGGCACTCACCACAAAACCAAATGATGTTGTCCTTTGAGTCATAACCTTTTTGGTATCCAAATTTGTCAAGCTTTCTCAGTTGTGAGCATTTGTCGCATTGCTCAATTTTGTATTCCTCAACGATTTCGCCATTGCACATCAGCTTGGCCATCATCTCTTGAGGATAGATGATTTCAACATAGTCGCTCATGATTACCATCTCCCAAACAAGGCGAGAACAATGCCGCGTTTTGCAAATTCATCTTTTAATAATTGTCTTGCTTCCTCGGGAAAATGTTCAACTTCACCGATCCAAAAATCCTCTGTGATTTTGATGAAATTCATCATTACACCTGTGGTTCCCATTTGCCGGTTGAGCGTAAGACATACCAAAGCGGTGTGCATTGGGTTGCCTTTGTGCGCTCTGTGCAAAAGTAGCCGCCCCATGATTTTGGTGCTCCATCATGTGATTGCTTCCAAATGCGGTGTCCGTGTGAGCATTGCGGTGCCTCTTGTACGAGCTCGCCGCCCAATTGCTTGGCAATCTCATCCATCGATGATCCGAGTGATGGGATGCCTGATTGCTCGGCTTGATCAGCTGTTTTGTAGCTTGGCACATCACCAAATTTGGTTGTCCAATAGTCATAATCCTGTGGCTTGGTCGCATCATTGACCTTGACTTGCTCCATGGTTTCTTTTGTAGCTTTCTCTGTGCCACCCATCACCAAGGCCATCACTCTCATCAAAGCTGAGGTTGTCGTATCCTCGCAAAACCAGCGTTTCATGTTCGGATTGAAAGCTTCACGATAGCCAAAAGCGTAATCAATGCCGGCCGGCTCTGTTTCCTCTTGATTGCGCCATGCCTTAGCTTGCACCAGCACATAGCCTTTTTCTGCATTGAATTCAATGATGTGAGCTTCCAAGCGGCCTTGTGGAAATGTCTTGATCCAGCGATCTGTGCGCTCTTTGTTGCCTTCGTAGTTTTCTAGAAATCCGGCCATTAGTTGTTCACCTTCTTATTAAGCTCAGAGATGTGGCGTGACACAGCTTTTAATTGATCATCACTAAATTTAATGTCAGATGGCAATGCAATGATTGATGGTTGTTGAGAGATGTGGCGAGATACAGCTCGGCCGCGTGTATAGCCTTGTCGCTGGCCTTCCTTAAATCCGACCGAATAAGCCATGACAGCCCATAAGGCTCCAGCGATGACCATTGCGATCACAATTGCTGCTTCGTTCATTTTATTGCTCCCGATTCTGGGAGCCGCGTATCAGCTCCCGAATAGAGAGTGACAGCATCAGCCGACAAATTCAACAATCACGCTTAAATCATGGCGTGTCGTTACCGGATAAACGCCTTTCAATGCTCTTTTCGTATTCTGATTTCTGCTTGTCTTTTAGGCCGTTGGATGCTAAGACTCCACCCAATGACCCGGTGAGAAAGATCGCCAATGTCTTAAGCAGATCGATGAAAGCTGCATCATTGGGAGCTTGTGCTCCAATTGGCTGTGTCACAAAGATCAATGCGTAAGTGATGCCCAAAGTGACAATGAGAAAAACGATGGAGAGTACCGCACCAATGAGAAACATCAAGCGTGCCTTGATTTCCTCTTGACTTAATCTGTCTTTATTTTTTGAAGCCATCGCCTACCAAATCCTCCGAACAGGTACCAGTGACCTTGCATTGCGGTTTTTTGCACTCTGGGTTTTCCCAATTTTCATGCAGCTGGCATGGGTATCGCACCCACCCATCATAACCACACCCGGCAAGGCTTAGCGAAAGGACAAAAGCTAAGCTTGCCGCGAGTGATTTCCGGATCATTTCCCCGTTGAGCCGAAAGCTGTATCAGCTGGATTGAGCCAGCGCAAAATGACAGGCACAACAGCTGCAACGCCGCCCATTGCCATTGCCTTGAGATCGCCACCAGCCATGTACACGGCCAAAGCTGCCGCGATGTATGAGCGACCCCATGAAGCCGCAATTGCTTTTGCTTGATCCATTATTTTTCTCCTTTTGGTCGATCTGGTAAATCACCAGAAAAAGGCTCATAAGCTGGTCGGCCGTAACCGACAACAAATGAGCGTGCTCCCAAAGCTCTTGATTTGACCATCACTTCACCACCATTGCGCTGATCTCCACCGCCTGATGTGTTGCCTTCTATGGTCACAATCTGTTTTTCTGAACAGCGGATCACCAAGCCAATGTGGTTGATTGTGGTTTTGCCATCGATGATGAAATCAAAGAAAACAAAATCACCAATTTTTGGTGTGGTGTGCCATTGCTTACGCTTTTGAAATGCCTCAGCTCCGGCTCTTGTGCTGACAACATTTGGCACCTTGACACCGGCCTGATCTGCACACCAATTGAGAAACGATCCGCACCATGGCAGATTGTCGGCCTTCATGTGCTTGCCGTACTTCGTTTCGTTGTTTCCGGTCTCAGCTGTGCCGACTTCGGCCAAAGCAACCTGAATCAATCGAGGCAATGTGCCTTGTGGAAAATTACTCATGGCGCGGTTGGAAATTCCGCATCCTCAGCCAACCCACCTTGAGCCGGTAAATCGCGCAATGCTTGGCGATACTCAGCCCAAGCTGTTTTGTTAGCTGGTGAATCCGTCAGCTGTGTCCAATCGGATCCAGCGAGTTGAGCGTTACGCCAAAGCTTAATTTGTTCCCATTTTTGATCGTTTGTGGCATCTGGAAAAAAAGAATTAAATTGGAAACTCATTTTATGACTCCTCATAAGAAAATTGCATGACTAAAACATCTGTATTGCCCCAAGTAAATGGAACTGTTGAGGTTACATTTGAGGCGTTTGTGTAAGTTCCATTGGCCACCTGCGCTTGGGGATAAGCTGTACCGCTAAGAATTAAAACTGCACCAAAATAGGATGTGTTTCCTGTGTCTTGCATCATAACAAATCCACTATAAAAAACACTTTGGGCTGGAGTTGTTGGCGCAGCAATTGATGGCGTATTACAAATGCTGCTTGTTGATACTAAAGTC